AGACAATCACTGTGCAATGTGCACAAAATTTCTTGAACTTTTTTGCCCACCCCTGCCAAATCCGCTCAAGAAATTTTGTGCACATTGCACAGTGATTGTCTGAGGAGTGGGCAAAGCAAAAGAGACCAGACTCAGTCTGATCTCTCAATACCGTCTTGATATACCCTTGCTTTTTCTAAATCGATCATGCTCAGCATTGTGACAGTCAGTGCACACAGCTTTGAGATTGCTCACATCGTATCGTCTGAGCCATCCTGACTCAGTCTGTATCGGATCCATGTGATGCACCTCACAAGCGAGACCACCGCAGCTCTCACACTTGTATGCATGATCCTGTAGGTATCTGGCCGAGAGCATACGCCACTGCCGCCCCTTGTAGAATTGCGTGTACTTGGGATCTCTGCGCTTGTTGTATGCTCTGTTAGATGCTCGCCTCTGCTCTGCCTCTCTGGCCTCCCTCTCTGCCTGTACCACTGGGAGACATCGCTCACAGTATGTGGCAGGATAGACCACCGGCTTCCTGCATCGGGAGCACATCTTCGTGATCATATTCACACCTCCAATAAAAGAGGATCCTGACGCACCCCATAACATCAGGATCCCGAGGAAGGAGGTACCATGAAGCAGCCAGTCCTCTGCATCCTTGGCACTTTACATGATAGTACATGGTGCTTGGGACATTCAAGGACATCGGGCAGGAATTTGCAATTTTTTTATTGCTGCTCGACAGTACCTCTTGATCTGACGATCTGAGAGACAGAAAACATCAGCGATCTGAGTGTAGCTCATACCGTCCACATAGTGCATGGCCAGGATCGTCCGGTCGCGGATATTGTCAGCGGATCGGATGCAAGCATAGATCTCAGCCTTCGCTTCCTCAGCTTGCTTCAGATCCTCGTGAAGCTGAGCGATCAGATCCAGCTTCCTCGCGATCAGGTCATCCATGCCCAGAGCCTTGCCGCCTCGAGGCATGTCTGTGATCTGTTGTCCACGGATGGCAGTGAGCTGATCCTCCAGGTCACTGATCCGGCTCCTCAGACTGTTCACCTCACGCATACGCCATCGGTATGCGCTTAGAAATTCGAGCTTATTTTCGTATTGATCCATGATCAGCTCCTCCTCAAAATCGATGAAAAAATCACGAAATCACAAAATCACGTAAAAACGGCCTATTCTTATATAATATTTCTATATACCTATTTTCTATATAATATCGTCTTATATATTTATTTTTAAGTGATTTAGTGATTTATAAGACGATATAATATATAATAGGCTCAAAAGATGTCCGATCTGGCTGACTCCATATGTCCATTTTTGACAAATCACCAAATCACTACCATTTTATGGATGGTGATTTATTTTGCGTGTTTCGTGATTTCTTTCAAGGTCATTTTCTGACCTTCTCTGACCTTCACGCACACGATCCGGAGAAAATCACAAAATCATGATTTTCTCTCAGATCGTGATTGTGATTTTTACCTTGCGGACAGAACACCGGCAGATGCCGCGATCACCATCGAGAGCAGTAGTGCATCATCTGAAAATCGTGCATCGATGCTCATCGCCCAGCCTGCTAACAATGCGACAGCCGCACAGGCGATCGCCCCATATAACAACTTCTTCATCGTTCGCCACCTCCGTCCATCTTCTCGCCCTTATGACAGAAACCATCAGGACATGTCAAATCCGTAAATTTGTACATCCGACCACCTTCGATATCTTCCACTTCGGTGAAACACATGTAACACTCTTTAGGATTTTGACGATGCTTGCAATCCTTGCACCGCACCACAGGCACAGCGTCAATAGTAGGAGCCTCCAGAGCCTTTATTTGTACAAGCTCGATGGCGGTATTGAAACACATTTGAGTGAAATTGCTCAGGATTGCAGATGGTCTCGCTTCCGTGTAAAGCAACTCTCGGATCTCTTCGATCAACGCATTCGCATCGATCAGCCTCACATCACTCATCACGTTTCACCTCCTGCTCAAAGGGACTACTTTTATACCGGTGTACTCGTGCATCTCATCAATTCGAGCGAAGCATCTCTTCATCTTTGCATATTTGCGAGGATGGCAGAGCCGCCACAGATTAAATCGGACACGTGCTCGAATACTCACTTGTAATGGCTTGATTCGATCATTATTCTTTCGACTCCAGAATGGATTTACCATCAGACCGCCTCCTCGATGGAAGGAATATCATCGCCGAGAGAGTCATGTACCAGGTGAGCGATCCTCTGCATGTCGGGATGAGCAGCCTTGTCCATCCTCAGCCGGAGGAACTCAGCCCACTGGAGAGGTGTGGCTGTAACCACGACCTCGGTCTTGATCTGATTCGGTAGGACAGCCCTCGCAAGCTGAGGAGTGGCTCCTTCACAGATCATAAAGTCGTATGTACAGATGCTATGCTGCATCTCACTGAGCATGGCATGCTTGATCACGCCATTCTGATGCTCCCACCACCACGGCTCGATGAAGGTATATCCTCGCTTACCATAGTTGACATACCTGGTGCTCTCCTGAGAGAAGCTCATCACACGATGACGCACCAGCTCATGTGATACGCCTCGATCACAGATGATCCTCAGCGTGATCCGGTCATGTAGTAGACGCTCCTCAGGTGTCAGCTCATCGGCAGTGATCACATAAGGCGTGAGATCGACACCACGATTCACATCGATGAGAGGATCCAGGTGGAAGCCGATAGTCGTGTTGGTGCGATGATGAAGCACATCACGCCACATGCGCACATTGCCCGAGAAGATGTGTCGATCGTTGTGCTCAGTGTGCACCAGCCGTCCAGGCTTGCCGGTCTCGGCAGCATACGACACATTCCTCAGAAAGATCTGATATCCGATGCTCTCCGGCACCATCACGATCACATTCGAGTGCTCCAGCACCGAGTGGTGACCACTGGCCAGGATCCGCGAGCAGAACGTCTCAGCAGAGCTCTCAGTGATCTTCTTCTCCGACTTATAGCACACACGACCGGCCAGCTCGATACGCTTGAGATTGTCCTTCTCATCGATCCTCTCGACCGATGGCTTGATAATGTTGAAATTAGGCATCGTCTACCTCCTCGATCACTGTGTACAAAAGGTTAGCAGATTGGATCACAATGCTTTTATCCGGTGTTTCCACCGCGAGTCCATCTGCTGTGGCTTCAGAATTAACGATGTTATCGATCATGAGGTTGGATCCATTAGAGAAATGGAACGTAATCTTTTTACTCATGCTCATCCTCCTTCAGAAACACCTCGATCACCGTCCAGCCATCTGAGAGCTCCTCGTTCAGCCGAACCGCGACATCTTCAGCCATCTGCTTGTGCTCGAAGAGCCCGACATCATCTATGTTCACGCTGGTGATGATCTCACCGTGCTCAAATCGCTCAAAAACCTCGCTGATGTAGATGCCGTCATCCTCCATCGTTGCGCGAACTACGATATACCCAACAGAAATATCCCTCATTTGGTCCTCCGTCCTTTCGTTGCGATTGCAAAAAATCGAATGATGAACCATACCACTGCGAGATAGATCAGAACGAATGCGATAGCACCCATCACTGACATTCCTCCTCATCCGTCACCGGATTCGAGAGCATGACACCCATGCTCTCGATCTCGGCGATCGTCTCGTTAATATCGAATGTGTTCAGCAGCTCATCCAGGACAGCATACTTCACATCCTCCATGCGCTTGGCACCGAATCCGTACAGCTTTCTCAGTGCCGATAGAGTACAGGCGAGATGTGCCTTGCAAGCATAATGATTCGCCGCCTTGAAGCCTTCAGTGAAACCATCAGACATCCCATCAGCATACCCAGCATCATACGACTTGCCGATGAGAGATCTCGTATAGTGACCTTGACCGGAACCGAGAGCCCCGATGGTCTCCTTCCTGCCCACACTCACTCCTCCTTCGATACTTCAGACTCGACCAGGGAATGCAGCCACTCGATGATGGCGAGCTTGTTTTCGAGATTCATGATCTCCTCAGCCGTCACACCGGATCGCTTCTTAGCATTGCTCAGAGCGATCACCGTGCTCTTCGTCTGATGATCGAGATAGACGATAGCGTGTTTACTGATGTTCGACACGTTGCGTCACCTCCTCACACAAACATCCAGCCGAGCCCATCGTACCCGAGAGCCTCTGAAAACTTCACCCACAGCTCGAGCTTGCCACCAGGCAACCACGGGCTCAGATATCGCTTGACAGTGTCCTCTGTGACACCAGTCATCTCAGCGAGCTCGACAGGGAGTATACCTTGCTCATAGAGCTCATCACTCAGACGCTTTTTCATCTTCTTAATCGCGTCCATCGAGATCCCTCGCTTCCAACTCAGCCACTCGCTTCTGGAGCTGCTCGATCGCTTGCTTCGCCGCTGTGGCCATGCGCTTCGTGCAACACTTGGAGCCGCGATAGGGACAACCATAGCAGTCCTCTTTCATACAGTGCCGGAGTACGCTCAGAATGGTGTCATGCTCACTCATGTTTATCCTCCTCATTGATCAGGTCGATGAACCTTTGAGCCACTGCTGCCACCTGGATACACTCACAAGCGGCGAGCTGTGCGCTCTTCTTGATGTGCTTGAGATCGCCTTTCAGCTCTCGGAGATCGTAGCGGATCACCCGCACCAGAGAATCGAAGTAGCGCATCATGATGCGCATTTGCTCCTGCACCTCATCGATCTCCTCAGCCAGTACACCATAGCCCTCATTGCGACTGTGGAGCTTGCCGTGTTCGGTGCCGGCACTGCCCTCCTCGATCGTGGTCGCATGAGTGACAATGTTGATCAGGTCAGCCATCATAGTCGTTATACCTCCAGATTCGGTCTGAAATATCGCTTTCGCGTCTTGTTGTCAAAACGAGGCTTTGCATCGAGATCAAACTTCTCGCGCATCTCACGGAAGAATGTTTTCTTCGTTGGGATCTGCTTCATGCCGCCCAGCTTGCACCAGTCTGAGAAATCGCTGTACAGCTCATCTCGAGACTTCGCGACCACCTGGTCGAGCTCGATCTCAGCGTCATCGATCCACGAGAGTGTGGTCGAGTTATCGATCTTGTAGGTCTCCATCGTGTCGCGCACCGACTTTGGCTCGGTGAAGGATCCGGATCGGATCAGCCGCCTTGCACCCTTGAGAGCCAGATTGAGCAGATAGCTCATCGCACGATCGGACATGATCTTGTCCTTGATCAGCGGATCATAATCCTCATCATTGACGGAGAACACCGCATTCAGAGGAATGAAGCACCACCGGCGATAGAAGCCGTGAGTCTTGTCCGTGGCCGATCGTGGGATGTCATTGCACGAGTAGATGTGCTTCGCATACGGCTCGAGCTGGAAAGGTCTCTCACCCTTGCGCTGCACCTGGATGCTGTTGCCGGCGATGAGCTTCTTCAGCACACCAGTGCCGGTGATCGAAGTATCATTGATGTCATCGCCGATATTCGCGAGCTTATTCTCCAGCTCAGCGGCCTCGAATTTGCCCTTCGTGAGCTGCTCGATGTCGATGCTCACATAGTTGTGCTTACCGAGAAACGCCTTGATCAGATCCAGCAGTGTGCTCTTGCCATTGGAGCCGGAGCCGTAGAACATGAATGCTTTTTGATAGTCCGCATGTCGCATGAGGCAGTAGCCGAGCATCTCCTCAAAGAGAGATCTCACCTCAGCATCGCGACAGAATACTTTCTCAAGCATGCGATCCACCGTCTGATCATAGGCCAGAGGATCATAGACCACAGGGATCCGGTCAAACTCGATCGCGTCAGGCGTGTGGTCGAGCTGTGCTCCGCTCCTCAAGTCAATCCTCGTGTTTTTCAGATTGACCGTCCAGGGATCCGGCTTGAGATTACCGGCGATGATGTGCGTCTGGATCCGTATGTACGCGAGCACCTCGTTTCGCTGAGACTGCTTGATGGATGGATACATCTCGATCATTCGCTTCTCGATGATGCGCTCATCGGCTTGATAGTAGCCATCCTCGTAGATGTAGAGCGTCTCATTGTAGCTGATGATGTTGTACTCCTGGATCAGCAGATCGGCGAACTCATTATGTGACCACGCTACCTGTTGACTCTTGCGAGCCTCCTGCTCAGCAGCGATCTCCTCCTCGGGCTTGAATGCCTCATCACGGAGCAGCTTGCTCATCTCGCTGGCCGGCAGAGGCTTGCTCAGTACATAGTCATTGATGATCGTGATGGTCTCGCGGATCTCATCTCGCGTGAAGCCTTTGCCCTGTAGATACACGATGTAATTGAATAGAGCTTGATTCCGTCCATCGCCATCCGTCATGCCCTTGAAATTGAACATCGTGCTCGGGCAGGAGACCGGATGCAGCCATCGAGGCACCTCGGCGATGTTCTGCTCGCTCACAGTGTGGATCCACTCGCGATCCTTGCCATCCTTGCGGATCATCACGAATGAAGTCTTGCCGTAGCTCCGACAGTCTGCATAGATGCCGATCGCGTTGCGAGTTTTCGTGAAATTCTTCCACGGCTCCGAGGATCTGAACCACACATGAATCCCTCGAGTGGTTTTCATCACCCGACACTGTAGGTCGAGAGCCTTGATGATCTTCAGCATGATCTGAGCATCGCTCGCCGTGTCGAAGTCGAGCACGATGTACGGCTCAGGGACGATCATACCGATGTTGTCGAAGTCTTTGACCTCATCCCAGCTCTTCGCACCGATACCGTCCTTGAATTTGTGCATCGGCTCCTTGTTATTGTTGAGAATGATATATTTGCAGTCCATCACTCACACCTCCTCTCTGATTTGATTGATCTGCCCGATGAACTCATCGAGCGTGTATGGGCTGATGAAGATGCCGCCGTTCTTCTCGATCCACTTCTTGTGGAGCCGCTGAGCAGAGCTCAGGCCATTGGTGCCGACCTTGAGCTCTGCCGCGACAAACTTCCCAGCGATACACATCACCAGATCCGGCTTACCTTTTCCACCCCAGGCATCGCCGTGATTATTGATGATGTATATATCCTGTTTCTTCGCCCAGTCAATGCATCGCGACTGTAGGTCGCGCTCGTGGATCACAGCTCATCCAGCTCGCTCAGATCCATCTCATCAGCATCAGCGAAGCCCACGCTCGGCTCCTTGTCGGTGATGTTGGCGAAGGTCGCATACTTGCCGGTCTTGGGATTCGGCTTGGTGCCCTTCTTGTGCTCGATCTTGCCACGGATGTACTTGCCGATCAGATCCTCGTGATCGATGCTGTCGATCTGGAAGTCATTCATCGCCACACGAGCGAAGAAGCTGAAGGCATTCACACCGCCCTGATTGATCTCGCCGCTGTTGTCGAGCAGCATGTACCGCTCAGTGTGCTTCTGGCCAGCCTTGGTCACGAGCTGGATCTCCATCTTGCCAAACTTCTCATCGTACTCCACGCCCACGATCTTGAAGTCGTGCCACCCCTCAGGGATCAGAGAAAAGCCCTTGTTTTCACTCAGATTGATAATAGCCATTGTTGTATCCTCCTCTTATTTTTCGTTTTCAGAATCTTCATGGATATCTTCCCATGAGTGGTATGCTGATGTGAGTGTGGCGATCAGTGCCACACCCAGCATGATCACGATGAGTGCAGTCATGTGCGTCACCTCCTCACGTTTCGTGATGTTCGAGAGTAAAATTTTTTACTCCTTATCGGATGCCTTGAGCGTGAAGCTCACGCTCTGCTTGCTGTACTGATCATAGAGACCGGCCTTCTTCAGAGCAGTCGTGTCCACCGAGGATCTGACGCTCTTGGTCAGCGTGTAGACCTTGCGACCACTGGCGAGCTCGACCTTCTTGTCATCCTCGCGGAATTGCCCGCTCATGTACCGCTTGATCTCCTCGAGAACCGCCTTCAGACGCTCGTTCTTGGCGTTGATGCCGTACTCATCCATCAGTCGCTCGATCTCGCTCTCGAGGCTCTCAGCCTCATCCAGCAGCTCGCTGACACTGTCCTCAGTGGCCTCGACATAATTCGTCCGGAGCACCTTGAGGATCTCAGCATCCTTCTTCTCATCAAACTCGGGAGAGATGCCGGTGTCCACATGCTCATGCCACCAGTGCAGAGCAGGGATCACATAGTTATCCTCGAAGTGAGGATACTCCTCGCTCACGTTGAACTCCACGAGGATCGTGTTGTTCACGCTCGGGACGAAATCCTTTGGACGCTCATAGTCGGCATCACTCAGGAAGGAGCCGGTCATGATCACATGGTCGAAGCCGAGCAGATACGCATAGAGTGCAGCTTGGAGCTTGTAATACTCCGGAGGAGTATCCTGCCAGTCCTCAGCGCGCTTCGTGGTCTTGATCTCGACCACAAAGTCATCGCCGAGAGCGTCCCACATGCCGCCGAGGATCTTGTGCTCGTGGAAGAAATCGCCCCAGGTCTTTTTGAAATAGTCCTCACCATAGACATCAGTCGGAGACTTGATGTCGAGGAAATAGCGACTATTCAGATACTCGATGATCTTGGGCTCGATCACCTTGCCGGCCTTCGTGTAAATGGTCTCCTCGAAAGGCTTCTCATAGGTGCGAGTGATCTCACACCACACCTCGAAAGGTGTTTTCCAGGTGTTCAGCCCCAGCACCGCCGCGAAGCGAGTCGCTGTGAGCTTCTTCGGCTTTTTCGGTGGATCCACTTGGATCCGGTTGCCGTCAATGAACCTCATGAAATGGTACCTCCTTCAGTTTATTCCTCAGAGATCTTCTCGCCGATCTCAATCAGCAGATCCTCAGCCGCCTTCTTCTCGAGACCACTCTTGAGCTGCTTCATGGTCTCGGCGATGTACGGAGTATATCGAGCTTCATCCTTGTCGCGCAGCTTCTTCAGAGCTCGCTTGACAGCAGTGATCTCACTCTCGGACGCTTCACCGCTCGTGAGTGCCTCCTTTGCCTCCTCACGGCCTTTCTGAGCCGCCTTAGGTGCAGATGCACTCTTGTTTACCTTGACCGGTGCAGAGCCCTCCTGAGCCATCGTAGCATCGAAGGTGTCAGCCTCCACGATGTCAAGCGCGAGCTGATACAGATACCGGCGAGCATAGGTCTCAGATGCACCGATCGCTTGCATCTCATTCATACCGTTGACAGCTTGCACCTTGATGGGAGTGGAGAAGGAAAGCACTTCATCGGTCTTGTCAGTGTTGATCAGCGTGAGCACAGCGGCCTCATCGCTGAAGCTGATCACATCACACAAGCCCACCTCATTGAAGATTGCTGTCTTGACAGGGACGATGTCAGAGAGCTCGAAGTATTCAAACTTCGCGAAGCGATTGATGCCGCTCTTCTTCACCGGCATCGCCAGGAACCTCGCTCGAGCGTCCATGAGTCGCTGATAGATGTTCATCTTGTTGGGAATGGTTGCAGTAGCCATGATGATGTCCTCCTTTTTCTTTCTTGGTTTCTTTATCTTAGGAGCCTTTTCGGCTCCGAGATAATCCTGGACTCGCTTCTTCGCGAGCTCGATGTACCACTCTCGATCGATCTCATCGATGTGGATCCGATTGTCATTATCGATCAGGCAGTGATCCGGCAGACTTGCGATCTTGTCGCGCCGTCCGTCCTCTTTAGTCTTGTAGAGAGTGCCCAGTGTGCTGTGCATGTGCGAAGCATACACTCGATTGACCCTCTGAACCGGTTGCATCTCACCATCCACCTCGTGCACGACACCGGTGTATGTGCCGCCGGCCTTGGCGATGATTTGAAAGGCGATAGGATCTTGGCACGAGTTGATCGTGTCCTCGACCGGAGTGCCGTGAAGGAAATAGTCACCGATCGCCTTGTGGATGACCTGGAGACTGTTCATCTTGAAGTCACCCTTGTGATACAGCGACACATATCCACCCTTGCTCTTGATGTGACCCTCACCATCTTCCATGATGTAGTTGTTTACATCCTTCTGAGCGATCGACCGCACCTCACTGAGCTCCATCGTGAGCCTTGTGCGATGCTCCCACTCGTGGATCACCTCGCGGATCTGCTCATCGACCTTCGCCGGATAGCGGATGATGATGCCGTCCGTGTTCGACTGGATCAGCTCGAAGCCCTTGACAAGCTCGAGCTTCTCGATCAGATCCGTCAGGAAGAGCTGACCGGTGATGCATATCGCGTTAGCCATTCGAGGATCATACAGATCATTGTATTGATTCTTCGTGGCTCCATAGTATGTGTTGAGTACCAGCTTCAGCGAGTTGGCTGTTACCTTGTCTCCAGAGTGCTTCGCAGCCATGCGCTTGACATACACATCTTTGTATGCATCAGCGTCCGGTGAGTTGCGCGAGGCGAAACCGTATTGAATGATCATGCTCGGATAGTAGGAGCCCACATCGGCGATCATGATCTTCATCTCATCATCGGATCGCTGGAAGTAATTTGGGATCGCTCCATGTAGACCGCCCCAGCCATACACATGGGGAACGCCGGCGATGTTGATCTTGAGATTCCGGTCGTAGTCAATCACCTTGAAGAAGTCGAGCACCTCACGGTATTTCTTGATTCTCAGCTCTCGAGGAGGCTTGTACTCGAACTCATCATCGTGATGCTGTGCTTTCGCGTCCACGAATGCCGCTGTCAGCTTCGCATTTGTCAACCCCAGAGCAGTGGCCTCATCGATGCCCTTCATCGCACCGACTGCCGTCTTGCTGTCGAGATACGCTTTGCGAGCCTCATAGAGTCTGAGAGTCGCATCCACATCGTTACAACAGTATCGGATCGTCTCCTTGAGCTCCCACTCAGCGAGTGGTCGATCGATGGTGAAGTCCACACTGCTCTCCACGATGCTGAGTCCCATGTTCGCCTCGATGGCCTTGAGACTCAGTCCGATCGGCAGATCGTCTCTGAGATCGAAGGATCTGAAGCTCTTGCGCTGGCCTCTGATGAATGGGAACTCCCAGCCGTTGCCACCCTGCTCGATGATAAAATCATTGTGAGCCTTAACCGTGGCATTATCGCCACCGGAGAGCATCGTCAGGATCACCCAGTCATCATAGTGACGATTATTGAAACCGCCGAACACATCACCGCTGTGAGCCATGAAGAACTCTCTGAGCTGATAGTTGTTATTGTGGATGACATGGTGATGATCGTCATCGACTCGCCGGAAAACCACGAGCCAGTCGTGAGCGAACACCTCGATATCATAGATCCATCGGTTCATCGCTTCAGCCCCTTACTCATAATCGATGCCGATATAGTCGAGAACCTCAGCGAGCCCCAGACCACCCTCTTCCCTCGACTTCATGCAGTATACATACTGTCGAGGATGGGTCTCCTTCATGCGCTGGAAGCGATTCGGAGACGCTTCTCGTTGAGCACCGTAAGCGCAGAACATGCAGCCGGTACGATCGCACCCTGTGGTGTAGAGCTTGCCGTTCTCATCTCGTTTGATTTCACCATACACCGAGCAATAATCGAGATCATGCTTGAGAATGTACTCGAGAATATCTTGCTCAGTCCAGAACGATAACGGTTTGGAGACTGATCGAGATGCCGCATAAGCGTTGCATCCGGTTTTCAGGTATGCGTCTGTTCGCTGTTTCGACTCACATGCCATCACACCGATGATCGGCTTGCGACCTGTCTCTTTCTCATACTGTTTTGCAGGACGCTTTTTCATCACTGTGCAGCAGTAGTCTGAGACACCGAACGGAGCATCGACCAGATACGCATGTTGACAGTAGTTTGTCCGTTTGAATCTCGACTCGGTGCCGTCCTTATTCAAGCCTTGCATACTGAGCACAGCCCACTCGGAGCCTTTCTTCGCGTAGTATATACGCCGACTCACATCTTTGCTGATAACCGGATAACCGTAGGTTTTAATGACATCATCGAATCTCATTTCCGGTCTCACGGTTGTCACGTTGGGCTGAGATGTGGCAAACATTCGGATCTCAGGATATTCGAGACCGGTGTTCACGAATACGCTCGGCACATCGTCCACGCCAGAAGTGGTCTCGACCAGATGCTTGAGTACCGTGGAGTCCTTACCACCGGAGAAGCTCACATATACCTGACCTTCCCAATAGTCATACCACTCTCGGATCCTCTGCTGAGTCAGAATGATCTTACCCTCAAGAGGGAGAGACTGTTTCTGTCTCAACGCGAGCCGTGATTGATCTTCTTTCATCTATGTACCTCCTCAACAGAAATTCCACCACACGATGATGAAGGTCATCACAATCACGAAAGTCGTGAGACACATCTCGATGAAGAGCCAGAATGCATCGAAGTTGAATTTCTTCTTGTGCTTCGGCTGATACATCCACCGCTTGCTCTGAGGCTTATACCGGCGATGCACGAGACCTCGAGACTGTCCGACTGTTCGCATTGTGCTGTTCCTCCTCACGATTTGTGATGTTGATGGTTAAAAATTTTTGTCGGCTTGTCCAGCCCACTGCTCAGCCATCGCTCGAGCGACACCCGAGAAAGTCTTGCTCCGATCTTTCGATCCGGAAAAGTTTGAAGCGAAACCACCGTATCTCCCATCTTTGGTGAACGACTGATTTTCCCAGCCGTTCTCAGGCTTTGTGAGAATGTCAGTAGGCACCAATTTGTCCAGACCTTTCAACCATAGACATGTGGTCTTGCTATACGGATGCCCATACTCATACGGTTGAATGATCTGAGTCGGTTTAATCGGGAGACCATATTTCTCAGCCATATCGGGAAACCATTTGGTTATGTAGTTACCGCTCATGATACCGATCGGATTCTCAATGGCGATTCGATCACAATCAGCTCTCAAGAACTGACAGAAAAACTCGATGCCCTCTCTCTGCCGCCCATCTTCTCGCTTCTTCTCGAAGTGTCGCGCACCGGATACGGCCAGATGTGTGCAAGGTGGAAACGCGATCAGCATATCCCACTCGCCGATGATAACGTGCTCGCTACCGTCCACGGTCCTGAAAACACAATCACCATTCAGCAGAGGAAGAACATCCTCCATGATGTGCCACTCCGGATGACCACCGGAGCACTCTTGGATGTCGCACGAATACGCCTCATGGCCGTTTTCGCGCATTTCTATGGTCACGGCTTGAGACTCTTCACAAGCCACTAAGATCCTCACATCATTCACCTCACAATTCGTGATGTTAATGGTAAAAAATTTTTACCGCCATCCTCGGCGATAGTTGTCCATGTACTCAGAGAAGAGCTTCTCTGAGAAATCACTGTACCCGGCGAGAGCTTTGTAGATCGCCGCCTCGATCGTGCCCTTGGTGATCAGATGGATGTAGGAGCATTTCTGAGTCTGCCCGACACGATGGATCCGATCTCGACTCTGCTCGAGCGTGTTGCTCTTGATCGTGGGCTCATAGTAGATGATTGTATCTGCCGCATATAGGTCGATGCCGGCACATGCCGCATCATACTGACAGACGATCACTTTTATGCTTTCGTCCGCTTGGAACTGTCTCCAGATGCTCTTATCCTTCGAGCGACCATCGAGCACCATATGCTTGATCTTGCGCTTGCTCAGGAGTGAGCTTATCTGATCGATGGATCTCGTAAACTGAGCGAAGATCACGAGCTTCTTCTCGTTCTCGCTGATGTACTCATCGAGCACCGCGAGCTTGCCACACTTGAGCTCGACCCGACCATCGTCAGTGTTGAGGAATCCGGCACAGATCTGTCTGAGCTTGAGAGCCTTGCTCAGAGGATTGTCAGCGAGCATCTCCATCTCCTCGATGGTGCTGTGCTTGTGCATCTCCTTGTACAGCTTAGGCTCAGCGAGATCGATGTCCCAGATCTCATCGGGCAGCTTCTCAGGGAGATCCAGACACTCCTCTTTCTTCAACCGATACGAGCGATCGCCGATGATCGTCTGAAGCTCATTCACATGCTTGTATGCGCTCGGCTTGTGCCACTGATCGAGGATACAATATCGATCTTGGAAGTCGTAGTATGAGCCGAGATCCTCAGATACCACTCTGCCACGCTTGACAGCCGGCGCGAGGAATGTGAGTTGACTCCAGATGTTCTCGAGCTGACCGTTGCCGATCGGAGTGCCGGTGAGAATGTATCTGTAATCACTCTCAAGTGACATCATCAGCAGACGCTTCGATCTGTTCGATGTGCGATTCTTTATGTAGTGAGCCTCATCGAGAATGATACAGCCCCAGTGCTTCCTCAGCTCATCTCGCCGCCATACGAGATCGTAATTGATCACCGTGATGGCTCTGTTGAGGAGCCTCTGATCGTTTGGATCGAACTTCTCTACATCTCGCGTCCAGGCACCCATCACGGCCTTGGGAGATACGATCAGACAGTCGCGGATCTTACCCGACTTGACAAGCTCGAGCACTCGTGATAGAGCCGTGAGCGTTTTGCCGGTACCTTGATCCATGAACAGTGCGAAGCTCGGATTCGCTCGCATGTGAGCGAGTGCGATCTTCTGGTGCCGATAGAGCTGGATCATCGACCTCCTCCTTTCTTTTGACCGTGACAGTGATATTCACCTTTTCACGCTCAGCGATGAGCATGGCAAAGGTCTCAAAAAACTTCACCGCATTGAATTGATTACTCATGTGAGATCACTCACTTTGAAAAGCTCCTCGAAGCTCTTCTCGAAGAATTGGCACAGCTTCCAACATTCATAGACCGTGAAGTCCGTACCTCCATTTCGACTGCCCACGAGCCTTCGCCTCATCGCCGGCACACTCACCTCGATCACAGCAGCGAGATCACCGATCCCCATTCCTCTGGATCCGGCCTCACCTCGCAGATTAGGATAAATCGTCTTGAACCACTTCATGCAGTCACCTCCTCACGATGTGTAATGGTTTGACAGCGCACTTTGTGAGCTGTTGCACATATCATACATCACGATTTGTGAGGTGTCAATATCAAAATTTATAGTTTCTACACCGTTTTATAAACTTTCTGCAACATTGCACAACTTTTATACTCACATTCTGTGCGCTTTGCACTTTACAAAGCGTGACGAATGTGCTATAATGTGAAACATAAACGACATGATTGTGAGGTGTAGAGAATGCGAGAAGAAGAATTCTGGAGCAGATTGTCATATACGCTCAAATTATATAGAGAGTCAGCGAAGCTCACTCAGAGAGAAGTGGCCACATCGCTCGGTGTTTCCGAGTCAGCATACCGATCATATGAGCTCGGTGATCGAAAGATCCCCATCGATCTGCTCATGAAGTTGGCGAATGTATATCGGACATCTGTCGATGTGCTGATCGGTAACTCAGAGCCGGTCGAGGAGCCCACGATCGTGAGTGGTACTTTCACACAAGATCAGGCTGAGAAGATAATCAAATATGCAGAGCTTGTCAAGAATGGCATGCTATAAGGGAGAGGTGTAGAGATGTCAGTATTTGAAATGAACAATCTGATCGATAGAGCACTGAACCCTAAAAAGGTTTTACGTGTGGCGTATTACATACGAGTATCGACCGCTGAACAGGTATCAAAAGAAAACTCGCTCCCAGCGCAGCAGAGTGCCCTCGATGCCTGGACAGAGGCAAACGGCGCGAAATGTGTCGGTTTGTACGCAGATGAAGGAAAGACAGCAGCAAAACAGATCAGAAAAAGAAAGGCGATCCATCGTTTGCTCCAGGATATTCGCGATGACAAGATCGATCTCGTGATCTTCACCAGATTCGATCGTTTCACTCGTAACCCTGAGGAGTATTTCAAGATGATGGAGACCTTCAATGAGAAGGGAATCCAGTGGAAAGCCATCAATCAGCCCGAGCTCGATCTCAATACCGACATGGGACAAACACTGATCCTTTTCTATCTGGGCATGGGTAAACAAGAGATCGCGAACATCAGCGAGCGTATCAAGGCCACAGCATCCACTCGTATCAAGAAGGGATCCCCGATCACCGGTGCTCAGAATATGCCGATCAGTCACACCATCGGAAAAGATGAGCGAGGAAACAAGATCGTGATTCGGGATCCTGAGACCGAGCCTCTCGTGTGGGCATACATCGATCACTATGAGACTCACCACTCGAAGAGAGCCGCCACATTCCATGTGAACGATCTTTTCGGTGTGGATCATCACTATAATGCATATAACAAGATGATGAAAAACACCATGATGTATGGTCATTATAAAGGCACCGATGACTATTGTGAGGCATATGTCACGAAAGAACGATGGGAGAGCTGGCAAGCGATAAACAAGAAAAACATCTGGCACCGGAGCAGTGATGAGGATGCCGTGTATATTTTCTCTCAGCTCTGTGAGTGTGGCTGTTGTGGTAATAGAATGGCAGGAACATCGACCACGGTTCGCAGTGGTAAATACTATTACTATCGATGCAACAAAAGCGCGATGAGTGGTGCATGTGCACAGAAAACGAAAGCCAGTGAGGTGAAGATCGAGAAGTATCTTCTCGAGCAGATCAAGCCGGAGATCGAGAAGTACATCGCCGAGTATGAGGTGATGATCGCTCAGCCGGTACAGCGTCCGAAAGTGGACAAAGTGAAAAAACTCGAGCAGGAGCTCGAGCGTGTAAACTATCAATTTCAGAAAAACAGGATCAGCGTTGAGAAGTATGATGAGCAGTATGAGGATCTCGTGAAGCGGATCTCTGAGGCCAGAGCCGAGGAGGAAGCTGCTGAGAAACCACCTGAGCCGAAAGATCTGGAGCCGCTGAAGGAGTTTCTCAAGATGGACATCCTCAGCATATACCCCACTCTCAGCCGCGAGGAGAAGCGGATACTATGGAGATCGGTCATCGATAATATCGTGGTGTCACAAGACGGAGATTTGACCGTCAAATTTTTGTGAGCATAGTTTGACTAAAAACTATGCTCCGTTCGGAGCTATTTATTTAGTCAAACACGGAAGACATGAGAAAAGACAAGGCGTGAAGCCTTGTCTCTCATGATCAGCTCGCGTCTTGCAGTGGTGTGACTTGCACATCCCTCACGCGACTGGAGAAGTATTCACCGTTTCGGATCTGATCGAGCACTTCAGCCGTGAGATCCTCGAGCGTCATGCCCTCGCGCAGCTCGTACTCCATGCTGACGATGGCCTCAAACTTAATAACCACCTGGTCAACCTCCCATATTACGAATATTCATATGTTCTCTTGAATGTTCGCATTTGTCAGATATATAATGTCATATCTGCCTCTGTCTTAACGATAGAACAGAACAGGTGTTCAGTCAAGCACCAAATCCCACCATCTCCTCTGGTCGAAAACTTATCTCCATGTTAAGACTACCGTACAAACCGGATACAATCAATCGGCAGATTTAACATCTGGATACAAAATACAGTAATGAAGGGGATTACAAAATGGATTGTAAATCTGTAGGGGATCGCATCAAGGCCAGGAAAGAAGCCCTCCACATCACTACAAACGATTTGTGTGAGAGATCCGGTGTACCTGTGGACACGATCAACAACATCATCTATGGTCGCATCAGTAACCCCAGCATCGAGTCACTCGGACACATTGCCATCGCTCTGGAGACCACTCTCGATTATCTCGTGTTCGGCAACTGTCCGAATCCTCAGACTGAGGAGCACCAGCAGCCAGAGCATCACTGCTGTTTTGATGCTGAGCGATACATCCAGTCGATGATCGATGTGCATAAGCACGAGCTCGAGGTGCAGTGTTGCGCGAAGGATGAGCTCATCGAGGAGCTTCGCAAGAGTCGAAACTTCTGGCGTAAATTGAGCTGCATTCTCATGGGCTTCCTCGGAGCGATCCTTGTGTGGTTCACGTGGGACATCCTTCACCCCGAGCAAGGTTTAATACGTAGATTGCAGAGCTTAGGTATACTCGGTCGAAACATCGGATAATTTGAAAGGAGGATCTCGATGGGCTTCAGATTTAGAAAGAGCTTCAAGATCGCGCCAGGTGTCCGTCTGAACGTAAACAAAAAATCGGCGAGTGTTTCGTTCGGTGCGAAAGGATTCCGCTCCAGCGTGAGCACATCAGGGAGAAGGACTCGCACTATCGGGATCTCCGGAACAGGGGTTTCACACGTGTCCATAAGTGGAGGCAAACGAACGAGATCCACTCGGCACACGTCATCGCACCAGAAGCCGGCCTCGCCGCTGTTACTCAGGATTTGTAGCAAGATCATGCTCGTGATCGCCATCATCGCTCTCTTGCTCGCCCTCGTGGCCTTCAGCACCGATGGTGCAGTCGGTCTCGTGTTCGTGATCATCGCGATCCCTTGCCTCTTCTTCTGGTGGTTGTGGAAATAAAAAAGACGGACGATGTCAATCGGCATCGTCCTTTTTTAATCACGTAAATCACATCACAAGTGATTTATCAAGTGATTTCTCTCGAGCTTCTCGAGAAGCTCCTGAGACCACTCTCAGAGAAATCACAATCACCTCAAAATAAATCACAAGAAATCACCACGGATTTCAGATGGTGATTTTTCTGAACATATTGATTTATCTATCGTTCATTACTATATATCGTCTATAAATCACTTAATCACTTGAAAATTAATATATAAGACGAAAATAGTATATAAATAGAGTATAACATAAATTATATATAGAATAGGCGAAAACACGTGATTTTGTGATTTCGTGATTTTCGGCACAAAAAGAGCCGAGGATCCGTCTCCTCAGCTTGGTGTCTTGTTATATGGATTGTGCTCACACTCGGTGCATGGTGCACTGTGCCAACTGAGCGTCATTGTTTTATGCTTTTCGCATTTCATCATGCAATATCGTGTGCATTCTCCGCAGCTTCTTTCCTTCCGATCCGGTCTCAAGTATTTTTCACCTTGTATCTTTTTACCGCAAAACATGCAATATATGTCGCTCATAGTGACCTGCCTTTCTGCCAGGGATCTCTCCCTGGCTTTTCTCATAGCGTTGCATTTGCAATTTTCGTCTCACCGCTCAGCGTGATCACCGGAGACTTCATCGAGCTCGGGCTGTACTCATACATCTGGCCATAACCGCCATACTTGAGCGATGCCGCCGTATTGACAAACAATCGATCGACCATGACACCGGTGCAGTTGTACGGATCCGCACGATAGAAGCATTTCCTGAGGATCATAGGCATGTGAGTGTGAGAGTGGATGTAGATGTCAGCGTCCACAGTCGTGGCCATGTCCGCGAGTCGGATCGCCTTCGCGCCTTCCTTGCGACCGCCGCCAGAGCCGTGAGTCACATAGACACTATACCACATTTTCGGTGGATGCTGTCTGCCGTGATCCTTGGTGCCGTTCTGACCCATGCGGATGAAGATCAGACCGCCCTCGTGGAGATACCGATCAGCGATGCCCAGATTCGCGAACACCACATTCATCACATCGATGCCGGCCTCTTTATATGCACGATACTCATGATTGCCGATCGTGCCGGCGATGATCTTGTCCTTGATCGGCTCGAGCAGCTTCGTGGCATAATCGATCTGAGCACCGAGATTCATCTGCTCACTGTACACATCGCTCACACTGTGCCTGAGTGCCGTGTTGAGGATGTCACCATTCACGATCACCATCGCTTGATCATCGCTCAGGATCTTCTTCATTTTCTCCTCGAGCGCGAGAGCATCGTGGTGAGCATCACCGATGTGCTCATCGGCGATCACATACAGTCGCGCCTCTTTCCACTCTCTCGGTCGTTCAACTCTGAGACATCTCATTTTGTACACCTCCATAAAAGGCTCAGAATGCCGCCTCTCAGCTCGTGCGCTTTGACCTGACTATTTGTGAGGTAAAAAGGCATGAGGAGCTCTGAGAGGCCATTCTGAGCGAATGACGCTTATTTAAGTAGTGCAGTCCATGTGTTTTTGCCGACAACACCATCAACAGTGAGCTTGTTACCCCTCTGGAAGGCATTCACGCCGGCGAGCGTGTTATTGCCGAAACTACCATCGACCGCGCCGCATGGATAGCCCATCGCAGTCAGTAGTCGCTGAAGAGTTTTCACTTGCTCACCCTTCGAGCCCTTGCTGAGAACACTCATCTCGATCGTCACGGTTTTCTCACCCCCTGTCGATGCAGGAGCACTCGGAGCCGGATCGGGAGCGACCTCGGGAATCACCTCGGGCTTGACCGGAGCCTTCTCACCCAGGAGAGCCGCCACTCGGGCTCGGAATTTATCCATGTTATCCCCGAAATTTTTCATCCAGCTATCAGGATCCCCATGATTACTCGCATATCCTGCGAGAGCTGCTTCGCGATGACTGACGATGCAGTCAGCACTCCAGCCGTTGAGCTTACACAGATATGCACAGTATTCCTCAGCACACTTGACAGCTTCCCAATAATATGCCTCATCCGTGTTGCTACCCTGACAGATCTCGAATTGAAGATGTGAGGAGTTATAGCTCCCATTCTTACCCTTACCACTGCCCCAACACACAAAGTCATAAGGGAGAGTCTGAGTGACAATGACCTTCTGATCCTTATCATAGCCGATCCAGGCGTGTACACACTTGTCTGCTTCAGCCTTATTCCAGTGGTTATTATATTGATTCTTGCCGAGTCGATCTGGAGCATCCACATATCGCTTGATATTCTTATTGACAGCACCGGTGCTGTGCATCAGGATACCGATCGCTTTATTCTTTCGACCTTGCTTATAGCAAGGATTTTTCGTCTGATACGCTTGCAGAATCTCCATGCTCATACCTCCTCATTCAAAAAATAGGAGGCGATCACTCGACCGCCTCCATGATTGTATTAGTCCTTCTTAGGCTCCTCATAGGTCATCGCCTGAGAGCTGTCGGTGATGCCGGCAGTCGTGGGATCCGTCACGATACCCAGGATCGCCAGCACCGCGAACACCGCATTCACGATCGCGAGAAGCTGATTGCCCAGCTCACCGAAATCGAGCGTCAAACCAAACGGAGCAGCGACCACCTGGATCAGCAGCAGGATCGCCGGGATCAGAGAGATCCAAAAAGTCTTATTCTTGAGTCGTACAGTCCAGTTAATCATGTCCATTCCTCCTCATTAAGTCGGTCGATGAAAAGATTTCAGATCCTTGATGTCATGTTGCATCTCAGTAATCTGACCTTCAATCTTGTACACACGTTCGATCACACCGTTGTGGATGTCTTGCTTCCTCTCGAGCCTCTCGAGTCGAAAGGTGACCAGCTTGTTCGCGGCCAATACACCCAGACCGGAGCCCAGGAGCGTACCGATACCAGAAATGATCGCTACAATGATCTCACTATCCATCGGATCCACCTCCTCACCCTACAGCTTCCACTGTGAAATAGCTTTGCATTGAGCCACCATAGACCACATCACCACTCGCTCCATAGAAGCGCACAGTGAGCACGTTACCAGGTGATACACTCACCAGCTTGGGCGCGAAGTTGATCGTCTGAGGATTAGCTGTCGAGACATATGCTTGAGTGCGAGCGAGATGTGTGTCGGTGGTGTTAATCCAGATTGCTGCCACCTTCATACCATTGCTCTGGGCACCAGCAGTGATCTGACCGCTGATCCTCACTACACTCACACCTTCACCGATCACGATGCCACCGGTACTGTTGAGTGATAGTCCGGTACCCACCGCTGTAGAGTGTGTCCATTTCACAATCTCGTAGGTGCTCGCCGCTGTGAGATTCTGATTGCTTGAGTTGCGATGCACTGTGATGCCGATCATCGGAAAAATGGTGTTACCTCGAGATGTAACTCCTCCATCGAATTGTGCTTCGCGTCTACACTTGAGAGACCACGCGACATCGAGTGTGTCACTCAGCTCAGCGACTTTGCCGATGCCCATGCCGGTGCCATCTGACAGGAAGTCCATCACGACCTCAGCTGTCTGCACCTGTTCGGATCTCGAAGAGCTCGCGAAACTATCGGCCACATCGATGCGGAAGTCGTATGTGCTATTCACACTGATGCCGCTCACGGTTATCGTGTTATATACTGCACTCGGGACAGGATCCTCGTATACAGCCGTAATCCAGTTGGTGTCGGTGCTCGCTTTGTAGTAGATCGCGAGAGATCCGCTGTTTTTGTTGTTCACCGTGGCTCGCAGTGTGGAATATGCGATCTGAACGTTTTCACCTTCATCGTCATCGTTGCCGGCATCATCGACTCGCTTCACCTCGAAGGTCGAGATGATCGGTGTGTGATAGTCGTACACTGTGAACGTTTTAGTAGTTGATGCACTTCGACCACGAGAGTCGGTCACCGTGATCACTGCGCTCTGCACACCAACAGTCTGAAGTACACCGGTGGTGATGTCCGCTCCACCATATGATGCACCGTTGACCTGGACGCTGTAGGAGCTGATCGTGCTTCCATAGGATCCCGCTGCCGATGTCATGACTCTCAGAGTGCTCTTGCCCTTGACATATACACCGAAAGATTCCGGTACTACACCAGATGGATCAGACAGCGTCACAGAGCTGATGCTCGGCATGATGCTCGTGGGCACCGTTCCTGTGAAGCTCTTAGTCTGAGAACCGATCACCGTGGATCCGTTCATGGTCTCGACCGTGATGTAACACGTGCCGCTCGTGCCATTCGGGATATAGTTTGCAAGGCTCAGAGGTACCGTCCACGCCTGAGATGTTGCCACCCCTGTGGTGATCGTGCCGGTCTGTTGCCCCCACGAGTATCTGATACGATGTGTGAAGCTCGTGCTCTGTCGAGTGATGTTGATCGTGATCGGATTGCCCAGCACCACACTCGAAGCGGACAGAGAAAAGCTGGATACCCTCGGAATGGTATCCAGCGTGATTGTACCGCTCGCCGTGATGGTGTTGTATCTGGTGCCGGAGATGGTCGCGTTGATATTGAATGTTGCAGAGATCGCCACGTTTCGAGATCCGTCCGCAGCGTGATTGACCGTCCTGGAGACAGTACCCAACAGGATCGTGCTGCCGCCGTTGCTCGAGATTGCAGGAGATGAGAAAGCTGTTGCCACACCGTCAATCGTGCAAGAGTTGGATCTCGTGCCGATATTGAGTGACCAGCTTGCATCCTGCACGAGATACATCTTCGCCGTGATCGTGCTCGTGTTCGCTGTGATATTCTGAGTCGCGCTCCAGGATATCCTCAGCGTGTAGTGTCCACTATGGATCGAGTTGGATATTGTACCACTCAACGCCATCGGATACACCTCCCATCTATCATGTTACAATCGTACCGGTGCTATCGCTGTACGTCCCCGCTTCCACTGTTTGGATAGTGGTATCGAGCCAGTATGATGCGATCGGTATGAATTCATCCTTGACAAAATCTCGACCGCGCAAATGTATGCCGTTTTCGTACACGTCTACCACATAACCCTCTGATCCGGCGTAATAGGTTTCGTGGCTTCCGTCATTGTTCGCGTCATCGCGAGGAACAGCCAGTGACGGAATGTGTACACTGCGATAGCCTACCGTGTCGCCGATGTTGGCGTAATCCGCTCTGTCTTGCAGAGAAAAACGCATGTGCGAATGTCCATGAAACCATACGACATTTTTGTAGTGTGTCATCAGACTTTCAAACGCGAGGCATTCTGCCGTGTCATGCCAACACCAATTTGTATATAAGCCTCCGGCATTTCCACATGTGGCCTCTTTTTCAACGCCTGGAAAAATATGCTGAAACACAAAACAACGTTTGTTTCGGTTAGCTTCCAGCGTTTCATACAGCCATTGTAGCTCACCGTCCACGAACACCACGCTATTTGAGTACATTTCACCGCCGATAGTGCCGACCATGATGAACACATCGTCACCATGTGTGAAAGAGTAGTACAGGGGATGACCTGTATACGTTGCGATTCTGTTTTCAATATCTGCAGTCATGCCCTCGTGGTTTCCAGCTATCGCATACACCGGAGAGCCGCCGGAATAGGTATCGACCGCTGTTTTGTACTGCGCGAGCTCTTCATTTGTACCTGTACCTGTCAAATCGCCACAGATACAGGTAAATTCAACATCTCCCGATGAGGCCATATACTCCAGTGCATGGTGGAAATCTCCTGATGCTGTATCGTACTGATAATGTACATCTGACAACGCCCCAAATGAATACTTTTTAGCACCAGCATCAGGAAAAGTTAGGGAGCCGAGTGGAATCTGCCCGACCCTGTTGCCTTTAGTGTCATAAATGCCGATTCTCCTTGTTTCCTTTGGTGCTATGTTTTGCGGGATGAAATCTTTAAATTTTGCCATGATTTCACCGCCTTTACTCTATAGGTTCGTTTTTTGTGATGATTACACCGGCACCCGTTCCAGGGAGTGACAAGCGGAAAGTAGCTACGTCGGTCATGGAGCTATAGGTGCCATTTTTCCAGAATGTCGGAGTTTGGTCACCGCCCACATACACACTGTAATATTGCTCATCCAGCTGCGTAACTGTGATAGAGTAACCATCTGCAAACTTGACGCTGCTCCGATCCGCTGTGTCGTTATACGCAGAGAATACACGTATTCTTGTGTGCGAATTCAAGTTAGCCAAATCCAAGGTAACACCCTTGATATAGATGGTAACACCAGCATCAATCTCTTCTCTCGTGATAGGTATGTGGCCTGTTGCGAAATGCGTAGAGTCTGCAACAACGTGTGAAATATTACCGTTTACGGAACTGCCGGAAATGTAATAACCATCAATGTAACCCACATCGTTCAGAATCGTACCTTCAAATCCAACGGCTGTCGGAAGTAGGTTTGTGTAAGTTGCGGCGGTGTTTGTATCGAATGTGCCAATTTCCGTCAGGTTGCCTTCCGCATCCTCATACTTCAGTGCATAGGTGCCATCAGACAAATTGCCTGTCAAGATGATGTTGTTGTTTTCATCCACCCGACCCCACACTGGCGTACCCAGAGCAGTGATCACCTGTTGAACAATCGACTCTTGATCGGCCTCCGTCCAGTAGTCCACGCCTTTAACTGGAGTGTAGCCGTCAGCACCAGCCGTACCAGCCGCACCAGTAGCACCTCGAATTGAAACTCGTGTACCGAGATACACGTAACTGGAATCAACATAGCCCACTGGATACTGATAGTAATTGTACGCGATAGTGTCACCAACGAATACCGCTGTAGCTGTCGATTGAGTTTTCACAGTGCTCAAAGCGATTCGGTATTTAGGTGTGAATCCTCCGGTCGTTGTCGTGTAGGACGATGGAGCAGTGGTGACCTTCAAGATCCCTGTACCACGCGAACCGGTTTCACCTTGAGGTGACGTGAATTGCACGACTTTACTCGAGCCGTCACTCATGGCGAAGGTTAGTTTGTACGTTTTGTCTGCCATGCGTTACACCTCCGCGATCGTGATGTTCGTTACACCTACACCAGCCGCACCATCGGCACCGGTGTCACCCTTTGCCCCTTTGAGATTTTTGAAAGCGAACGCGAACGTTCGACTCGCAGAAGTACCGCCGGCAGTCACCGTCACACTTGGAGTGCCGGTGTTAGCGTCAACAGTTGCCGTGGCACCGGTGATTGCCGCACTGGTGCCGTCAGCACCGGTATCACCCTTCTCACCCTTCTCACCCTGAGGTGCAGTGAATTGCACACTCTTGGTCGAGCCATCACTCATCTCGAAATCCAGTCGATAAGTCTTACCAGCCATAACTTACACCTCCGTAATTTTGATTGCCGTGATTCCTACACCGTCTCCACCAGGTGCACCGGTTTCACCCTTGCTGCCATTTTTAACCGAGAATTGCTTGCTCGAGCCGTCACTCAGCGAGAACGTGATATAGTTGTAGCCATTATCGTCCGCTGATTTGGTAGTGGTCAAAAGAACGATACCTACACCATCGGTACCATCGATACCATCGGCACCAGTCGCGCCGGTGTCACCTTTATCGCCTTTGTCACCCTTCTCGCCTTGCTCACCGGTGTCACCTTTGTCACCTTTTTCGCCCTTTTCACCGGTGCTCCCCTTGTGGCCATTCTTCACAGTGAAGGTGTGTGTCTCACCATTGCTCAACTTGACCGTGATAACATTATCACCGCCGTCATCGGTGCTGGTTGTGGTTTGTGTGACGGAGTCGATGCCGACACCATCATTACCGATCAAATTATCGATGACCACATCGCCGACCTTACCATTAACGGATGTGACCGGTGCCTTTTGCAAAGCGGAGAGAGCCTTGCCGAGTGCCTCATCGATCTTTTCACCAGTATATTTCAACTGATAATCTGCCATATTTATCCCTCCATCAATATCTCACGAGTGATCCGTTCTCGGCACGATATAGATTATATTTCACGAGAGTGCCGTTCTCAGCTCTGAAGAGCTGATATGGTACGAGCTCACCGTCTGAGGCGAGACAGATCTTCGAGCCATTAGCATACTCGATCACCAGATACAGCATGTTTTCTGTACCGTATCCAGCTACCTCCATATATGTGCCGTTGTCGTTCGGATTGCCGATCAACAGATACCATGTGGAATTGTACACTGAGATGTATTCGGCAATGCCGGAGATGTCGATGCTTTTCCAGCCCTCGCCGGCATTCAGCGTGATGCGGACACCGGTTGACAATACCGATGCGCTATCTGTGGGACTCGTGGAGCATCCAACATACTGCTCGCGAGCGTGTGATGAGCTGCTGCTATTGCGATAGATATTGAGCGTCACACGTTTGATCTTCCCGAGACTCGGATCGAGACCAGGCATAGCCCACTGTCCGATATATTTGTATGTGCCGGCTGAGTTGGTGCCGACATAGATCGGATTCTTCGCGAACGAGCTTGCCCAGTTACCACTCTGAGCATATCTACATTGTGTAGATCTACAGATCACCTCGTTACCCATATGATCACTCCTCCTTCACGAGATACCAGTGACCATCCGTGAAGGTGCTCGGTGCAGTGGCACAAATGTGGACATTTGTCAAGTTGTCCAGTTTCATGTCGAGATGATCACGAGCAGCCGCCGGAGTAACCGTTGTTACCCAGCCATTGAGACCGGTGAACACCGGAAGATGTGCAGTCGTACCGATCTTACCATCGCTCGTAATTTGTCCATGATTATGTGCACTATCGCTGATCATTCGCCATGAGCTATACACACCATTCACACAATAGCGAACATACCACGCTCGATCATTACTCGTGCAACAACCGATGAGCCACTGGACGAAAGATGTGCTACATTCGATGTATCGCACGATCAAGGAGAACGATCCGCTCGTGAATGGACAGTTGCTCAGCGTTGCCGCGAGGCCAGCGCTTTGACACGTGTATACACCAGCTTTGTTATAGCTGTTGAGATTTCCACCCTCAGGAATGCACACCGATGATGCATCCAGTGTGTCGAGCTTGAGAGAGGATGCGATGGTACCGGCATCACATGCACCGGTACCACCGTATTTGATAGGACGAACACCGTTCTCGCCACCTACAGCGAAAAGCTGTCGCTTCGTGCCGTTGTCCATATAGATGATGTTATTCGTGGTGTCCCACAAAATATATCCATCAGTTATAGGTACCGCAGCGATCTCAGCCGCCGTACCTCGTTTGAAAAATACATCTGCCATTCTTATTCAACTCCCTCAGTCAGTTTCTCGCCATCGCTCGTGATCAAATATTCACCACTGCTCGTGATGACGTATCCATCTTCAGCACTCAGATCCTCCCAGACCATTCTCGTGCGCATGTTCCACACAGCCATCGCAGTGCTTACAACAGGTTTGATCATCTTGAGTGAGAGATTGCCGTTGCTTCGAGGCACCCATGCGAAACGTCCCACAGTCAGTGTGGTGATGGCCTCGAGATTTTCCACATACAAGCGACCACTCGAGAAATATGCGATCTCCACATTGTCAAGAATGAAGCTGATTCGATCAGACTGGATCCGGAGCGTCAGAGCACTGTCGGATCGTCCGAGAATGATATTACCGTCCTCGAATCGGATATACTTCGTGATCTCCGAAAATTGCTGATTTGTCTCACCGTTCAGAGTGCTGATCTGACTCACGAGCTTGTCGAATTGGAAGGTGAAAGAGCTCGCACTCTGAGTGAATTGAGTCGAGATCTGTTCCTTGTACTCCTCGAAGCTCGTGCTGCTCGTATACGTTGCGCTCATCTGAGAGATGAGCTCCTGAGCAGTGCGCTCCATGTTGCTCTTGAGCTCGAGTGCCGTCTGAGCGAGCTCATTGATCTCAGCATTAGTCAGAGCGTTATTCAGATCAACCGTACCACTCACGCTCTCGATACGCTCCTGAGCGTCCTTGAAGCCACTCAGAGCCGTATCACTCAGGGAGAGAGACGTGTTGCCCAGCGTGATCTCTGTACCTTTGGGATCCGCGAGAGGAGTCTTTTTCTCGCTCAACAGATAGCTTGCACTGATGTTGTGAGGAGTGCTCTGCACTTGCACATGATCGAGGAAATCGAACGACTCCACACTCGCGCTCTTGTCATGCAAATCGATCGCTGTGAGCTTGAGTGTCCTCTTCAGCTTCACACCTTGATTATTCAAGAAGTCTCGAGCCTTAGTCAGCAGATGCTCAGGGAGTGTCACATCATCCCATGTGGTATCCTTAACCGGTGCACAGATCCAGCCGTACTGAGCGAAAGCCTTACCGTTAACGATATAATCCATACCATCATTGACGCTCTCAACAGTCAACCTCCGCTCGATCGCCTCACCGGTATCATCTTCGAGTTTGATCTTTGCACCCAGCGGAATACATGCGCTGTATGTCTCCTCTGCGCTCACTTCCTCGGTGAGATCCTTGAGATTTTCGCCGTACTCAATCACCTGGAGTGCCGTTGGAAAATCCTCCACAGTGCCGCTCAGATAATCGAGATACATGGCATCGCTCTCGTGTCTGAGTCGCAAGTAGCCGCCGAGAGTCTTGATCAGTCTCGACTCGATGACCTCCCACGATGACAGATAATCCACACTGGAGCGATGGATGTAGCCATTCGGATCGATCACCGTCACTGTGCCGAGCTTGATCTGCTGAGATGCAGTCACTTGCTCATTATGCTGAGTGAGGATGTATTCCAGAAAATCATCCACATCGCCCGAGAAATCGAATGGTCTCACGATACTGTCGAGCAGATACGCGAGCAGATCCTCGACCTCGATCTCCATGCTCTTATCCATACGAGTGATCGTAGAAAGGACTCGACCTCTCCACATCGGGAGAGATCGAGAATCCTTATAAACACTGAGCACAGAGGACAGCTTGACAAATTGACCATACTGTGCATGTGTCGGATATACTCTGAAGCTCAGAGTGCCGACTTTATTCGCTTTTTGAGTGAGCACAGGATTCGCGAGGAAACACCCTGGGATCCTCGGATCGTAGATGGTATTGTTGTCCATTGTGATCCGGTACATCAGATCGCCCCCTGTTGATATGTGAAGGTAATCGTGCCGGATCCGGCAGTGATATCGATCACATTGGTCCCTGTGGTCAACGTGATCTCAGGGATCAGATAGGTGCTGCCGCTCTTGAGCGATGCCGAGTACAGACCGAATCGAATCGTAATATCTGCACTCACCACGACAGTAGGTGCCGTGGGCATAACATCATTGATCAGACTCACCGTGTCACCAGTTTCGACACGTTTCGCCACTTTGGTCAGAGTGCTATTCAACCGATACGGCTCAGCGTCCACAGTCACCTTGAGAAACATGATCGCCATACCTTTATAGGTGGGCTCATGCAGTGTACATCGCCCGATATAATATTGATTCGGAGTATCGGGATCCACAATCTTGAGCCGCTTGCCGTGTACGAATCCGGCGATCTCAGCTCTCAGATCAGCCCATGTAGACTGATGAGCAGTGCAGATGAACGAGAAAGAGAGTGGCCTGTTTTTGTAGGACACTCTCCCTCGAATCACCTCAGACAGATCGAGCTCACCATCACGATCAACCATGTCCACCATGTTGACCCGAGGCTCAGGTGTTCCGATAACCTTCTCGGACATGATCAAACCCCAGTCATTCGCTGTATGCTTGAATGCACCACTCGTGATATCGATCAACTCGATGCCTCGCATTATTGACCACGTCCTTTCCTGATGTATTGTTTATTCAGCTCCGCATCAATTCGACCGCCGAGCGTACCGACCAGTGTGTCACCGTCCAGATAAATGCCCTGAGAGGCATTCTCAGCCAGTCCAGGCAGATACCTCGACAAATAGTCCACCACTGCATCGAGACGATCAGAGAGCCCTGAGAAGTCGTTGATTGCAGTACCGGTGAAACTGTTCGCGATGTTTCTGTCGATGTTCACACCGGTCATACCGCTCACGAGATCATCCATCGGATCGATGGCCTCATCAGCATGCTCCTCGATACCTACACCGACACCACGAGAGATCTCAGCACCGACTTGATCACGCATGACGCGAGAAGGAGATTTGATGCCGAAAAAATTCTTGATGCCGCTCAACACATTCTCGCCGAACCCTCGGATCTTCTCACCGATCCAGCTCGCCATGTTGTTGATGCCGTTCCACAAACCTTGTACGATGTCTTTACCGATCGAAGCCATGCCGGACACAGCTCCGGAGAATGCGCTTTTCACCTTGTCCCACAGGCCAGAGAAGAAGTTGCCCCAGCCGGAGAATACACCTTGAATCGCTGACCAGGCTTCCGAGAAATTACCAGACAAAACTGCTTTAACTGCCGAGAAAATACCTTTGATGGTGTTCCAAATCTGTCCGAAATACTGACTGAAAATCGAATTATTCCAGATCGATTTAATGGCATTCCACGCATCAGAGAAAAACTGACTGATACTCGTGACAGCAGTCTTGAACCAGTTGACGATACCGCTGAAGAACGACTTTATACCGTTCCACATGTTGATGAAGAAGTTTCGGAAGCCTTCGCAGTTATTCCACAGATAGATGAAACCAGCCACGAGAGCCGCCACAGCCGTGATCACGATGCCGATGACATTGGCCTTCATGGCCAGATCCAGAGCCGAGAAAGCCGTTTTTGCAACCTTGAGCGCACTCGTGAAAGAGGTGAACGCTTGAATCGCACCGGACACGATCTGCACGACATTCCACGCAACAAAACCGGCACCGATTGCCGAGATCATGGCGAGTATAATATCTTTGTTGTCGATTACCCACTGGATCGCACTCTTGATCGCCGGTACAGCAGTGTCGAGGAACCAGGCGAAAGCACTCTCAATCGCCGCAGAGATTGCATTCATGTCCACATTTTCGAGGAAACCGCTCGCCGCCTCCAGAATCGAGGCGAAGCCCTGTCTCACTGCCGTGAGAATCGGCTGAGCCTTCTCACCAAACTGAGCCATCGCGTCAGTGTATCTCGCCTGAGCCTCATTCGAGGCAATCAGATCCGCAGCATTCTCTTGATACTTCGTACCGGCCTCGGTATAAATACCATTCAAGGTCTGACGGATCAGAGCCTCTCGCTCCTGAGAAGAGGTACATGCATCGAGCTTTGACTGGAATTCTTCCTCATTAACACCAGCCCAGTTGAGTGCATCGGCCAGACCACCTGTCAAGGTGCCGGTCTTGGCTGTTTCGTTAGCGGCCTCGGTGAGATTTTCGATCGGGAGACTGTCACCGAAAGTCGCATATACACCAGCCGCGATCGTTGTCCACTCGCTCAGAGCCTTCTGATCATTGGTGAGCTGTGCGAGATGAGATGCCGCCTCAGTGGCTTGCCCCTCATCACCGAGGAAACCGAAAAAGCTCGTGTACATCTGAGATGCAGTCTCAGCACTGTGGCCGGCAGTCTCGAAAGCAGTCTCGAGCTTCGCCATGTTCGTGCGATACTCCTCGGTGCTTTCAGAGGCATACAGCAGTGCACCACCCACAGCAGTGAAGGCACCGGTGACAGCCGTCACGACTGTACCGACACCACTGGTGATATTGGAGAAACCGGTGCTCATCCGGTCGATGCCTTCACTGGTGGAGTCCCACATCTCCTCGAATTTTTCTGCCGCCTCTTTCGCCGCATCTCCGGCATCATCGAGGCTATCATCGACATCGTCAGCAGCATCGCTCAGATCATCGAGATCCTCATTCGCATCGTCAGCAGCTTCACCCATCTCATCGAGTTGACGCTCATAGTCGCTCAGAGAGGATGTTGCTCGAACGATCTCAGCCTGGAGACTCTGATACGCCCTCTGATCCACCTCGGCACCGTTGGCCATCTGCTCATCGGCTTGCCGTCTGGCCTCCTTGAGCGTTGCCAACTTCTCACGAGTGGCATCCACGGCCTGAGTCAGCAGTTGTTGCTTCATCGTCACCGCTTCGACATTGCTCGGATCGAGCTTGAGTGCGCTGTTCACAGTCCTCAAATTTTGTTGGAGACTATTGATATCGCTGTTGACGTTTTTCAGTGCGTTGGACAGCGATGTGGTATCACCACCGATCTCGATCGTCAAACCTTTGAGATTATTCGCCGCCATCGTTCACCACTTCCTTTCGTCCATACTTAGCTCTCAGACGCTTCCTGTCGGGAGCCGTCTGCTCACATCTCCATGCATTGTTGAGGTACTCGCGCCCCTCCTCAGTCTGATTGTGATGATGAATAAAAGCATCACGCCGGAGCACCCAATACTCAAAGATGTCCAGGTGACTCACCTCGATCAGATTGAGTCCGCTATACTGAGATACAAGATGCTCCCAATATGTGCATGTCGTGTATTTATGCCCATCACCATCCTCGATAGGATAGGTGGGCAACATCAGTTTTTTGCTTCTGCGGCCTTCTTTTTGTTGAGGAAATCAGCATACGCATAGGTGACCATCAAGGCACCTTCCATCTGGAGCTCATCGCGCACAAAATCCTCGGAGATCTCACGATGCTCCTTGTTATTGCTGAGAACCATCGCAACATAGGAATAAAGGATATCGAGTGCTTCGTTGGTATCCTCGACACTGTCATCATTCAGACCCTTGAGAATGGGATCGATGCGCACAAACTCCTCATACATATACTTCTGGGGAGTACCCACATTGACCACCGTGTTATCGGGCAGTCGCACAGGGAGATAGGATTTTCTGATTTTTGTCAAGTCGAGCATAGCTGCCATGATATTACCTCCTCATATTCAGAAAAAGAGGAGAGGACACAATGCCTCTCCTCATGTTCAGTTGTTAGGCGATCGCTTCCTTGTAGACGATCAGAGTGCCCTCGGTGTCGATCTTCGGCTGAGCCTTGAATTCAGCATCGATGACAGTCTCCTTGTCCTTCGCGAAGGTCAGAGTGAAGCCGGCCTCGTTGCGACCCACGATCGTCAAACGAATGGTACCTTCGGCATCCTCGTGCACAAAGTGGATCACATAATTCTTGCCGTCCTGATTGCCCAGACCGCCGATCTTCAGAGTGCGAACCTTTTCGGCAGTGGTCACTCGACCAGTGGTGCACAACTTCTGAAGCACATCGGCATTCCAGGTCATGACACCACTCTTCAGAATGGCCTCTTCATCAGTTAGCACAGTTTTCTGGACAATACCGAGATCGTCCTTGCAGGAGTAGAAAGTGGGCTTGTATTCCACAGAGCAACCACCGGAGATATAACCGAGCAGATTGTCAGCCGCCTCGATCACGGTATCTTCCGGAAGAGTGCCGCTGTACTCGACACAGTACAGCTTGCCGGAGCCCAGAACAATACGTTCGCTCGCTGCCATATCAGATCATTCCTTTCTTTTCTTTTTCAGTGAATGTGGATGTAAGAGTCACACAGTAGTGACCCTCATCGCTTATATAAAGCGTCCTCAGACGATAATTGAAAGCATGAGAATCAGCCCATGCCGCGACAGTATCGCGAGCAGTCAAGAGCTGATCATAATCGTTGTGGTACACCTCGATGCTCACATTGTGCGTGATCACTTTCGGTGCACTCGGGAGATCCGTCCCTCTGATAGTCATCTCATCGGTGAAGATACCATACGGATATGCTGGAGCCTTCACCCAGCCGATCGGCTCAAATGGGATACCGCACCCATTGAGCTCAGTTTTCAGATCCAGCATCGTGGATCACCTCCTCGATTCTGCGTTGAAATGCATCGACAGCATGTCTCTCCGCATTTGTCACGTGAGCATTACCGGAGTAGTGTCCACCGTTGCGAGTGGCGTGACCTTTGTCGAGCAGATGAGCGAGACGATAGTGGGGAGCCTTGACTCGCCACACCTTGGAATAACTCATCAGGTTATTTTCACCGACTACCGCTCCGATGCTTCGCTTGTATCGACCGCTCCCTGGTCTCGCTTGAGCATTCTTTTTCGACTCTTTCACCAGCTCATCCATCGTCTCATCTACAGCTTTTTTCACGCCTTCACGGACGCTGGTCTCGAAGGTGTTGAGCTGAGCTTGAATCGCTTCGCCCAGTTGATCGATCGTGATGTTATCAGCCACCGCGAGCCACCCCCATGAGCTTGACGCTCAGATGACGATCCTGGAAATCGTCATAATCCTCGATGTTGTACTCATCGCCGCCAACTGCCGGATAGCGTACCCGATAGAGCTGACAGTTGAGCTCCACATCACGGATCAGTGAGTTATATCTCACCTCGAAGGTCTTGGTCGCAGTGCTCTGATATGCACCTGATCCGAGATACTCGTTGCCGCCAGTCTTATTGACATGAGCATGCAAGAGCTGGAGATCACTCCACTCGCGAGTCTCCTCATCATACTTGATCAGCATGATCGGCTTGTCGTACCTCATACAACATCATCCTCTCGCATCTCCATGCGTACCTGGAGAAGAAGATTATCCAGCAGTTTCCGAGTGGCTCCGGAGACTTTGTCAGACATGCCTCTGGAGGAAAAGAGATCATCACAGATCATGAGTTGAGCTTGAATCACTCGCTCATCCTCTGCCGGATAGCCTTCGCCGAGAGCACCGATCATGTAGTGATCAGCCAGCGAAAGCAAACGAGAGAGGATCCGAGTCGTGCTCGGATCCTCATAGTCGATACCGAGATGATCTCGGAGCGTTTCCATTGTCAGACCCATAAGATCATCTCCTTGTCAAGTCTTAGGCCACAGTGGCATCGTCAACGGTCATAAGGCCGTTGACCACAGCAGCCGCATCGCGAACCTTGACCACCTCGCGCTCGATGGCACGGAACAGAGTCAGGTCATTGGCGAAAGCATCGCCGGCCACAGAGGAGCTCAAGATGTTGATGCCCTTGCGCTCGAACATCACGATGGCTTCCTTCAGATCGCCCACGATGAAGGGAATGCCACGCTTGCCACCGGTCGCAGTGTTGGACTTCAGAGTGTCATTGTCGAATACCTTCACCTGGAAGCCGCCGAAACGATACTGAGTAGCATCGGCGATCTCGGGCTTCAGCAGATATTGACCATGCTCATCCTTCAGAGTGTCCAGATAATTCAGACCGTCCTGATTGGTCACGATCACAGCAGAGTGACGGAAGTAGGGCTTCAGAGTAACATTGAGCACCTTCTTCAGACCGTCAGCACCGGCCTCGATGGCAGTGGAGCCGATGGTGTTGATGGCCTCGAGGATCAGGTTGTTACGAGTCACACGAGACTCATTGCCGATCCAGTTGGTCAGCTCGCCGGCGATGTTGGCATCGCTGTCTTCCATCAGCTCATTGGTAGCCTCATAGATGCCGGCATACTTCGCGACAGTATACTCCAGGCGAGTATAGTTGGGAGTGTCCTTGGAGCCGATCGTGCCACCTTCGGCCACATTGGTGAAGCCGGTCTGCTGAGAGCGCACACGGAAAGTGCGAGCACCGGATTCAGTCTTGACAGGAACCACAGTGATCAGAGACTGGAGAGAATCACCATTCTCGCGCAGATGGTTGATCTTGGTCTCGATGTCCTCGGGCACAGTGTAGCCACCCTGAGCCGGAGTGCCCTCATTCATACCCTTGAAGCCGGAGCGAGCAGCAGAGGCGAAAGCCTTGACAGAGTCAACAGGAGCAGCCTTCACTTCGGGCTCCTCGGGCTTTTCCTCTTCCATCAGTCGCTTCTCGACCTCGTACTCCTTCTTCAGAGCATCGATGTCATTCAGAGCAGTCATGGCCTTGTCGGTCTCACCCTTATCACGAGCTTCCTTGGCCTCCAGAGTCTTGGCTTCGATCTTGGTCAGCAGTTCACGCATCTTCTTATTCATGATCATCATTCCTTTCATTGTTGGTAAAAATAAACGACTCCGCTTCCTTCATGCGAAGGTCGAAGTCGTTCGTGGTGTTGGTTTCCTGGTCGATTGTTTTCTCGCGAGGCTTGCCTTTAGCTTTGGTCACCGCCGCTTTAGGCTGAGCCGGGACGCAGACGAAAGACAGCTCATAGGCATCACTCACATCGTCCAGCTCGGCATAACACACGAGACCATCATAGGTCTTGCCCCACCAGTGAGAGCAGCCCCAGATATCACTCTTGCAGATCGAGCACGTGGCTTTATTGGCTCGGAAGCCCACAGACACCTCGCGCTTGATGCCACCCTTGATCTCGGAGATGATCGAGCCATTCTCCGGAGTGTTGAGCATGTAGCAATGAGCAATGAGCTGAGTGTACGGCTCACCGCGACTGGTCTGCTTCACACTGTCCTGATGCAGCTCTGTCGCATAGATGCGAGCACACTGACCATCAGTCCGATAATGAGCGTGATCCTTCATCACCGTCTTGCCCACGAAAAGATCCTTCAGAGCAGTCAACGCGCTGAGGCTGAATACCTCATGATCTCGATCGATCTCGTTGTCACACATAGCCACCTTGAACGTGAAAACATCCTCGGCCTTCAGATCCTCGAGAGTGTACTGGTTGATCTTCGCCATCTCCTCATCAGTGGGAGCGACAGTGCCGATCTCAGCACTTTTAAGCTGAAGATCCTGCTCCAGCATCAGATCCTTCTGTTCCTTCTCCATCCGTCTCACCTCCTTCCCCACCAGAGTCATCCGTTGATGTCTGAGGCTCTGGATCATTGTTGGGATGAGGCTGGCCAGTGTACTGGATGCCGATCTGCTCCAGTTTCACAGTCGAGCCGTTGCCCATCAGAGAATCACCGCCCTCGACCGCCTCGAGATCCAGCTTTTCGCGAGCCTCGTTGGCAGTCATGAGGAATGTATTGACAGCCTTCGAGAGCGTCTCGACCTTAGTCTTGAAATCAGCTCTCAGAATGACATCAACGTTGAATTTGAACCGATAGCCCTTGCGCATCTCCTCGAAGGAGAGCAGCTTGTACGACAGCTCCTCCTCGTACTGCTTGACGATGAAGAGCAGAGTATCGACATAAAAAGAGAGCTGCTGAGCCTCGGCTGAGGCATAGGAGCTCTTCTCGTAGTCTCCGATCTGATTCGGCTTGATACCGAAAGCAGATGCAATCTGGAGAGCACTATACTTTTTAATCTCGATAAACTGACCGTCAGCGAGAGAGATGTTCAGAGGAGTGAGCTTGGAGCCCACCGGAATCGGGATGATCGCGCTCAGATCGTCCGTGTTGGTGCCCTTGGCATACCGCTCGATGCCCTTGACATACTTCTTGACATTGGCATCACTCAGATCGCCGGTGTACTCGAGCACTGCCTTGGCAGTATATCCGCTCTTATACAAGCCATTGAGCATCTTCTGAGCGTTGACATTACCATCGATCGTGGTCGCGAGACGCTCTCTGACAGATACACCGGTATACCCATCCACAGTGGAGCTCGACTTGATATGCAAGATCTCCTCGTTATGGAAGGTGTAGATCTCACCCTCGGGAGAGCTGTACACATAATAGATCTTGTTCACACCGTTCTTGAAAAGATCCTTGTTATCGTTGAGGATCGTCACTCTCTCAGATGGTAGGATCCACAGCGTCATCGGATTCTTCGCAGTGCCGGCACCGTGGATCAGAGCGTATGCATTGCCGTAGTGGTTGCGATTATACTCCATCGTGCTCCAGAACATGGTGCTCGTCATGTAGGGATTCGGTCGATCGTGCACCACGATGTACCGAGGATCCCTCCAGACAGTGCTCACGCCGTTCTTACCGGTGCTCTTCTGGAGCTTCAGAGGCAGCTTGCCGACAGCCTCGGAGAGCACCTTCATACAGGCGAAGTACGTGGCCTCGGAGAGTGCTCCTTTCGGCTGATTGCTGTCAATGCCGAGCCACTCGGCGAGCTGTTTCCACTGCGAGGTGTTATCGCTCACGCTTTTCCGACTGAATCGGTGTCGGATCATCTGGAAAACATTCATAGTCATCACCTCACGTTTTGTGATGTTGGTGAGTAAAAATTTTTATCACCAGTTCATCATGTTCAAATACTCATCGAGCTGGCTCTCGACATCGACCAGAGCCTCCTCGCGATTCTTCATGAGCATCGTGTGGGCATCGATACAAGCATCGACCGGATCGATGCGCTTGCATCGCTCGGAGTCGCGCTTGTCTACCTTGATCTCATCGAAGGAGTTGGTCACGATCGCCGCATTCGTGAAGGAGCGAGCCATCAGCTCATTTGAGCGATCATACTCGATCTTCAGCGACTTGACGCTCAGCCGGATGTCAACAGTGGCATCGTTGAGGAATCGTGCAGACTGAGTGATCATCATCAGTGGTACACCAAACTCCTCGAGATCTGAGAGGATGCCGTCTGCATTGTGTGGATCGTAGCCGATGCCGAGGATCCTCAGATCATAATCCTCCACCAGCTTCCTCAGATGACGGATGATGAATTTATAATCGTTTTTATAATCCATCTGTCCACCGGTCACCGTGATGAGCTCCTGCTGCTCCCACAGATCATAGGGCTCGAGATCCATCGCGATGTGTTCATCAAGTCGGCCACGAGGCATGAAGCTGTGAGTATAGAAGTAGTACCGACCATCGTCCTGCTCAAACTCAAGAGCGATCGTGGTCAGGTCACCACCGGAGGAGAGATCCAGTCCCACCCAACAGGATCGCCCTCGGAAGTCATCGAGAGTCCTATCGGATCCACACTTGACGAATGCGTCGGTGTCGATAAAAGCATCATCGGAATTCTTGACCCACATGTTCAGCGACTTCGTGATGAAGTCTCTCAGATCCGAGCCGCCCATATCCTTCGCCGTCTGGGCATCGCGAGCGAGCGTCTCTCGACCGCTCTCCGAGTTACAGAGAAAAGGATTCGCCTTGATCCAGTTTTTCGGATCCCAGATGTCATCCTGATCATCGAGGCAGTAGATATCGATAAACATATCGTCCGCTCGATAGGCTCCACTCAGCACACCGATACAATAATCATCCATCTCTTTACAAAAAGAGTTGAGCTTCTTGCCTCGAGTGGTGATCATGGACACCAGACACTCATCGAGAGCCCTGGTGCCGTTGTAAATGGCCTTATAGATCGAGTTGTCCGGATGTTGGTGGATCTCGTCCACACTGGAGAAGATGCCACGAAAGCCGTCATCAAGGCTCCGCTCTTTGCTCAGAGCCTCGATGGTGCAGTGTGTATTTTGAGCAGTGATCAGACACTTGTACTCCTGCACCTTGAAAAGCTCACCGAGATCCTTGTCGGAGTTGACAAACTTCGCGATCTCTTCCCATGCGAGTTTTGCTTGAGCTTGTTTCGTGGCCACCGTGAAGAGCTTGCCGTACTTATAGCCACTGAAGCCGGCGATGTACGAGCCGAGAATACCATTCTCTAAAGTCTTACCATTTTGTCGAGCCACTGACTTATATCGCCGTCTGAATCGCCGGAAGCCTTTCGCATTCTTCCAGCCCATCGTGCATCCGAGATCGAATGCTTGACAGTCGAGGAGCTTCAGTGGGCGAGGCTCGGTGCCTTCCAGCACTGTCAGTGTCTCAGCATAGTCGAGGATTCGCTGTGCAGCCGCTTCATCCCATGTGAATGGGAAATCACGTGTACCTTGTTTTGCAAGATCATTGAGATGACGCTTGCAAGCGAGCACATGATAATGCCCAGCGACCACATCTCCAGCGACCACTCGCCGAGCGTACTCGGTTACTCGATCCATCAGCCGAACCGCTTGAGGAATCGATTTTCTTTCTCCTCGGGCAGCTTGGGCATCACGAGCTTGCCTCTCGAGGAGATGGTGAGCCCGAGATCGTTCGCCGCTGCTCGCACAGCATTGAAGCACCGGATCTGTGCTCGACTCACCTTGTCAAATTCTTCGATGTTTTCGATCAGCGATTTCTTTCGGAGCTCTTTGGTCAGCACCACAAACTGATCTTTCAACACGATATATCGAGCGAGTGCTTCGTTGTCCACGTTGCCGATGATGCCGATTCGCTTCAGCTCATAGACAAGATGGTCGAATTCCTCGCGTTGCTTTTTGCTCAGATAGTCAGGTGCCACCAGATCATCGTCTGGAGCATCTGGCTCCTGGGCTCGCCGCTCCGCGATCTCAGCCTTGGTCAAATGTGATCGACCTTTCGCTTCGAGCAGCGCGATGGGCTCGCGTATACGACCCATGTGGGCACCTCCTCTCGAATTTGGGAATAAACGGAGTTTTTGCTCCGGAGAGC